GGTATAAAAATAATCAAGGCTCATAGGGAGTTCTAATAACCAAGAACCATCTCCGTCGATAACGTTTCCGTTTTGTTGAAGTTGGTATTGTTCCAAAATTGGATTACCACTAACATCGAGATTGATTGTTTGTCTTATTGCCAATATCTGACCTGTACCTGTCTCCAACGAACATAGATTACCGAAGTTGTCTTTAGGACCATTGAAAGGGAGTCCTAGTAAACTGAATTGTGGTCTGATTCTCATTTGGTCCGATGTAGAAAATATCGAACCCATAAAAACTGCAGTGGGTTGAATATCCACGTTAGCTTCGTCTCTTAAATCAAAATCGACTCTGTTGATTGAAATTTGACATAAGGATGGTTCTCCCCAAAGTGGTGTGACATCTAAATTTTTTGTTATATTAATTATTTGAGGTAAGGAACTCAAATCTGAAGATGTTCTAAATCTGTTACCAGCTACTTGAGCATCAGTGGCTAAACCCATTCTTATCAAGTCTTGTGGTGTTAGTGAAAACTCTCCAATGTCTGAAAGGTCAACATCCATGACAATTGTTTGTTCACCGAGTGGCACCCCCATAATCATGTAATCTCCACTCTCATTTGTTTTTGCTGTAAACTTGTAATATTTGTCGTAAATTTCAAAAGCGGTGTTTCCTGTTAGAACGTCCAATCTTGTAGGAAGTGTCCCTGTGGCCGCATGAACTGAATATGATTTTTCGTATGGAAGGAGATTGTATCTAAAACCATCCTCATTTTTATCTAGTGGTGATTTATATGGGTATATGCTTGAAATAATTGGGTTTGATTCATCCAAGGTTTCAATTGGTACGAAAACAGATACTCGAGCATTTGGTAATCCCAATCCATTGTTTGCGGTGACTCTTCCTACCAAAACCCCGTAATCACTACATGACCTTAAGTATATGTCAGTCTGATTGAGTTTTAAGGATAGTATTTCCAAAAACTCAAACTCCTGTTCTAATTCTACATTGATAGATTTTGTGATACCAAGTTCCGTCCTAATCCTGTAAGATTGACCCATCAATTACTTTTGAAATAAATAGTTATTGTGTCATTTTATAAAGGACACACAATAGAAGTATAGGGTTTCAACCCTCAAAATAAATTGATTAAGAGAAGGTGATTGTTTGGAAATTCTTGACAGAAACCCTAATATCTTTGTTTGGAAATCTTATCTGATATATTTGATTCGGTTGAGCAAAGATTGTATCATCAACGGGTCCTATCTCTTTTGTTTCAGGGTCTGAATATTCCATAGAAGTTTCTGCGGATGAGTATTGACCACCAACTTCATTGAATACGTCGATACTTGCAACAGTCAAGACACCGTTTGTATTTTGAATAATACTTCTTAATTCAGACAAATATACATTCTGTCCTAATTCCCTTGTTTGAGGATTTAAATATGCGGATATCTTGTCGATTACATTTGTAATAACCTGACCTGAGTTTTGAGCTGAATCTAAAACAATCGATACGTCGACGCTGAGGTCAACCACTTCAGCACTAAATATAGAGATGTAGTCGTTCATCATTCTATAGTTCGAAAGATAATTTGCAATGTTTTGTTTTAAGGTATTAGAAACAATATTTGTTAATTTTCCTGATATATCATAAGATAAAATTTGTACTAGGATTTTGTTGTCGTTTTCTGTTATTGAGACTTTTGCAGGTGCTCCGAATTGTGCTGGCATTGTCCTGATTATTGACTCATAATCAGATACAGTTACTGCTCTTTTTTGTGCTGAAAAGTTGAAAGAAACATAGTTCCTGACTTCCTCCAAGGTTGGCATGTTTGCTCCCCCAATCGCAGCCGCGACGTTATTACATCTCAAAGAATTTACAACTGATGTGTTAATATTATCTGAAGGTCCGTTTACAAAGAAAGAAACAGTTCCAACTTGATTGATAACATTTGTCCCCAAGTTGGTATTCAATCCTCCACCAACTCTATATTGAATAAATAAAGTAGAATTTGGTCTTAAGGCGGAGCCTAAAGAGAGGTTATTGGTATATTTCTGTAAATCTAAAGTAGTACCCAAAGTAGTAAATTGGTCCAAAGCGTCCTGTGCTGTGTTTGTACCACCGCCAAAAGTTATTTTTTTAAAACCTTCTGATGTAAATTCTGAAATGAACTTATTTTGAGTTTGTATATATCTTCCAACTTTGATACCAGGTTGGTCAGTAGCCTTTGTTGGGTCCTCTACAAAAATTCTGTCCTCGGCTAAAGCATCCACTTCATACCACCTGTCCTGTAATCCCAAGAATTCAGCTGTTGTTGGTAAATTTGTAAATTGGGTACCATTTTTCAAAAGCACACTTGTAATACCTAATACATTTTTTTCAGGTAAAAATAGTTCGAAAAATGGTCTGACATCATTTGGCGTAATTACTCTTTTGAAAACCTTTGTGATACCATTTACTACAACCTCTCTTTTCGTGATTGTATAGTTGATTAAAACTCCATTTGCATTGAAATTTGGTATTTTCAACCGATTGGGAAATCCTTGGGAATTATAGGGGGATGTAAAATCAATATCTTCGACGTTCTCGAAAACCAAACCCGCACCAATTACTTGTGAGCCTCTAAGAAGAGTTCCTAAATATCTTTCATCTTCTTTATCCCCAAAGGCTGGAACAGTTATTGAAAAATCTACTAGAGAAACTGATGGCCTCATTCCGGGAATTTTTAATCCGTAGGTTCTAGCAATATTGTAAATTGATGATTTTTGTTGTGCGTATTGGAGGACCGTTTCTTGTAAACTTCTATCAATATTGAAGTTCAAATTATCTGCTACGGCTGCATTTAAATCTAAAAATACTGAAAATACAGAGGCGTCATTGAAGTCTTGAATAAGTTCTGGATAATAAGTTCTTACATAGTTTTGTAACTCAACTCTTATTGCCGCAAAATCTCTTGTAGTGTATGATATGTTTCTTTCTGCCATATCTTTTAAATATTGATTATTACAAAATCACTCTGTGAAAACGTTTGTGCATTGACCGAATAATCTATTTTTATTTTCGCGGTATATTCTCCAGTGCCTTTTCCAGGGATTCTATATAAATCGTAAAGTCTAGGGTCACTTGATATCGGTTTTTCATTAATACTATTCACCTCTATCGATTGTTCCGCAGGTTCGATTGTAATTTGGTTCACCAACAAATTCGGTAGAAACTGATTTATGGAATCGCGAATATCAGACTCTATAGCTTGGAATGTCAAACCATCGTTTGGTTCGAAAATAAATTCATACAACCTTGTACCGAACTCAGGTAAATAATATCTTGACCCTTTTCTTGTTAACAATAGATAAATCAGGTCAGACCTAATTTGTTGTGCTTGAAATTCTGTAAGTTGAAGATAATCACCTCTCAATGAGTCTTCGAAAGGGAATTTCAAGCCATAAGTTGTGCCCTCTGCCATATCAAATAAATATACTACTGAGTTTTTTTAGATAAAGCCGTATTACCTTTTTGTGTCTTAGGCTCGAAGGGACAATGTCTACATCCCGAACCACAACAATAACCTCTTTTGATATGATATTGTTCTGTCATTACTTGGAGCCCATTTTCAATATAAAAATCAGAAGGGAGAAGTTTAACCTTCTCCCTTACTATATTTTTTTTTGTTTCCATTAAACTAATGTGACTTCACATGTGCCACCAGCACATGCGACCTCTCCGTTCAAATCGGTGTTATCATCTACCTCTACTATTTTGGATAAATCAACATCTTTTAGTGTTGCAAGGAGTTCGTCATATTTTTCTTTGGTACAATCTTCAAATGGTGCTTGAATGTAAGTTCCCCCGTCATAAGGGAGTACTGAAAGACCATTATAAAATTCTTTATTTTCCCACATCCACTCACCTACAGCTGGCCATTCATGTTCACGAATTGAAACTGTTGCAGATACGTTATGTGCGTTTGAACCACTTCTATGACCCGGTCTAATCCATTCTTGTTGAACTCTTTTTACTCGTTCAAGTAATTGGATTGGTGATTCATTTCTTATAATGGAACCTTCAGGTGCCTTTTGTGGTATACCAATCACTGCTGTGTCGTGTGGTCTGAAATATTCGTCTTCTACCAATTCAAAGTGCTTGTTTTTAAGATAGGAATAGATAGATTCATTTTTACCAACTCTGAGTCTTCTGATGTAATATTCATTATGCCAAGCATGAATTCCTGAAGATGTTCCTAAAGTTAGTGAAGTGGTTCCGGCTGGTTTCACAGTAGTTGTTCTAGCCGCAGGGTTAATACCAATCAAATCAGCAACTCTTTTGTTTTCTTCCTTAACAATTTTGGCCGCCGCTTTCATATTCAATCCAAGAACTGCACCTGAACCAATGCCTGTCATAGAAATACCAATAAGTCCGTCCTTCTCTGTTGTTCTTTGCCAAATAGGTCTTAAATAATGAAAATCAGTATAACCTGCTTGTAGTGTTCCAATAAACGATGCGGCTTTAACCCTGTCCTCGTAATCCTCTTGTGAAACCACGTTCGAAACATTTACCTCTGTAAGATTACAAAATTGGAATGGTCTTAGTGCAATTTCACAACAAGGATTGGTTCCCCAATCTTTATCGTTGCTCAAATAAATTCCTGGTTCTCCAGCACCACTTACCTCAATTCTCTTCCACAAATCCATAAAATAATCTTTAGTTATTTTGTGTCTCATGAGAACTGCAGAGTTATTAGCTCTTCCTCTTTGAGGATTTTGTTCCCACCACTGACCACTTTTACTTCCTATCATTTCTTCGTCGGTAGCTGAAAAAAGTGAAATAAGAGCCGCTCTTCTAATACCACCAGCAAGGACTGCGTCAGCGATGTGGCATACCATGTCATGAACTTCAATCGGTCTGAGTTTATCTCCGTTGTTCTTTGAATCTAAAATACCTTCGAGTTTAATCAAACACTCTTTAAGTGGTTGAGGACCCGGAGCTTTACCACCTGATGTTAAAAGTCGAGCACCTTTAGGTCTAATATCGCTAAAATCAAATTTAATATGTGAACCACCGTAGAAATATGATTTGACTAATACTTTTACAGCGTCAGCCCATCCTTCGATTGAGTCAGCGACCAACCATCGTCTTCCTCTTTCCCTATTTGGTTTTATTATTTCAGGTAGAACATTTACATGATGTTTCTGAACAGAATATCCTACCCCTGTACCACCTAGTAACAAGAACATAATTTCAGAGAAAACTCTCCAATCATCAACGGGTGCGTATGCGCAGTTATAAATTCTGTTTGGTGAAATTTCAATAGGTTTACCGGCAAATTGCATTGACCTCATTGATGGAAGAACTTGTTTTTTGTAAACATACATGTAGTTATCTCGAATTTCTTTTTTTAATTGTGGAAACTTTTTGATATGCATATCCATGTTTCTTGTGACAAGCTCCTGCCACGTCTCTCTTCTTTTCAACTCAGGAATGTACTTGGCATACTTCATATACACTGTAATCTCTGATAAAATTCTGTTTGAAATGTCCATTTTGTGTAATTTTTTGTGAAAATGATTTTATTAAAAAATCGGGGATTTTCTTATTAAATATCGGGTCGATGGTCAATAGACCTGAAAAATAATTAAAAAAAAATAAGTTTTTTTTGAAAAAAGTAGATATTTAATTAGCTCGTTTTTTGATTTTCTCGAGCTTTTCTTTTTTCAATAAGTTCCCTAACTCTGTCTCTTTTTTTCTCCTCTTGTTGTTCCTCAAATCCGAGGAAGGTTACTGATGTCTCGGTGTCGATTTCCAGTAGTTCATTATTAAATTTACAATTTTCAAACACGATTCCATCTTTACCCAAACGAGATTTGGTTATGGCTATTGTCGCTAAATTCAATTCTTTTTGTTGGAGTGTTTTAGCTACAGTAATAATTACATGTCCGACTTGAGCTTTCTTTATAGAACCTCCCATTTGGTCGGTGGTTACCACTTCTGAAGATATAGAACTTCTATTACCTTGAGTTGCTGTCCAACCTACCATATTTAACTCGTGGCACATTGCTTCAAATGCTCTCATCACAGAACCCTCAGCCTTCCATTCATCTTTTGCAGATTGGTCAGGTAAAATACAATCAATATAGTCCATAAGAATCAAATCAATCTTATTACCATCTGCAATCATCTTCCTAACTTGGTTTTTTATTTGATTCATGGTTACTGAATCAGATGCTAATTTCTTAAGAATGAGTTTGTTCTTCATCGTTTCTTGTATCTCTACAATCTTAGACATAACATCTTGTTTATTATTTGCTAGTTCGTCAGGGGCAATACCGGTCCAAATTGTAAAATGTTTTCTTTGCACAATTTTTGGGTTGTCTTCAAAAAATATTTGAAGAACATTATAACCTAAGTTAAATGCAGTGTTAGCAATTTTGGTCAGGATAGTGGTCTTACCAACACCAGTTGGTGCAAGTATAACCCCAATCTCACCTTTGGCTAAACCACCTTTCAATAGTCTGTCAATGCCGGGTATACCCATGGGTATAGGATGCCTATAATCCTCTTCCAAAACAGTATCCAAACCCGTAAAAATATCAGAAATGTCTTTTTCAATTTCACCAACTTGTAAGGCTTCACGAACGAGACCTTCGACCTTATCGTATGATTCAAAATCTCCCTCTGTGATAATCTTTTGAGCTTTGTCCATTGCCTTTCTAAGTTCTTGTTGTTTACAAAACTTTAGTGCTTTCTCTTGAACAAACTGCGCTCCTTCGAAAGGCGCATCTTTTACTTGTTTGAGTGTATCGAGTACAATCTTAGTAACCAACTCTTGTGAAACCTCAGCTCTGATAAGCTGTTCTAATGTTTCGAAGTTAGGGGTAGCCTCGAATTTTTCATAATATTCTTTAATTAATTGAATTATGATTTTGAAATACTTATTATCAAAATAAGACCCCTCAATTACATCCATAATGGATGATGAAAAATCTTTATCCTCGATAATTTGGTTAAGTAATTGAATTTGAAACGTGTTCCCTAAGTAATCAAAATTTTTATTCATATCTACGAAATATATCCCCTCTTTTATTAAATATTAATCTCTTAAATCAAATTCGCAGTATTCATAATTTAATTTTTCAGATGAAAAAATGTCAGTAAGTTCTTTAAGAACATCTTTCAAATATGGTCTTACATCAACTGTATAACGAATTTTTGGTGGGAATTTTTTTCCATCAAAAATTCTATGACAAATTGTCTGGTCTCCTGCTTTAACGAATATATTGAAGAACTCGGGCCCTTCAGTAAATGAAGTCTCCATCATTTTTGGGTCATGAATTATGGATTCTTTGTTGTCCATCATGTAGACAACAGTCTTCATTTTCAAATAGTACTCTAATTCATCTTTAAGGTCTTTAATAAACTCATAAAACTCGATGGAGTTTTTTGCGTCATAGTTAAATCCTTTGACATTGAAATATCTTTGTACCACTATATTTTCGTTTAGGGTAAGGAGAAACTCCATTTTCGTAATGTCTTGTTCTTTCATATTTTTTTATTTTAATAAATTTTCTAAATCTAAATTATCCGATTTTTTGGTTTCATTATTTTCTTTCTTTCCTAAATAATGGTCGTAGAAAAATCTTACTTGATTTTTATTTTCTGGTTCTACGAAATTATCTGTGAAGTAATATAAAGCTAAGGAATATCTATCGACATGTTCTGGTGAATTCAAAGGAATCGGATGTCCGTGGGGTGCTTTTTCAATATCGAATATTACCATACGATTAAAGATGGGTTCTACTTCGACTTCTTTATTTTGTAAATCTTTACTCCAAAGTTCGAGGTTTCCACCCCATTCAGATTTCCAATTTTCATTGAGATATATAAGAACGTTTAATTTTCTTAACTTTTTTGTTTTAGGGTGTTCATTGTAATCGTGATGAACTGAGAGTTTTCCACCTCTTTTTATTCTATGGATACCGCCTCCCATTAATACTGGGTCACGATATAACTGCTCATGACCTGTTAAATCTTTTAGAAATACTAAAAATTCGTCCGAGTTTAAATAGTCCATAAACATGGTGGTTATTGGTAACTTGGTATGAAATTCTTTCATGTCTGTAAGTTCCGAGGGGTAATAATATTTGGAAACTTGAAATTCTTGGGTCCATTCAACTGTGTCATGATGCCATATGTCATGTTTCGTAATTTCTTCTTTACATTTTCTAAGTAAAAATTCGGGGAAAAAATTATCAATTACAATATAAGGAAATGGTAAGTTTGCCCTGTACGTTGTGTTCAGTTTTTTACCCAAGGATTTGTCTATCATAGTTTTCGTTTTTCTTTTCTTGTTAATTTCATAAATGGTCTCAGGAATTTTACCCAAGCCTCATCATCTTTTGGAAGATATTTGAATAGGCCGTCTTCCATCATCAGTCTCATTAGGTTTTTGTAACCTCTGTCAGTTGGGTCGATTGTGTCAGTGTGGATTTGTTCTACTAAGGATTTACCTTGGTCCGTAATCAGTGGGTTTTTAAGGTCAACAATTTGTTTATTAATGAGATAAAATTGTTCTCCAAGTATAGCGCTTTTTGTTCGTCCTGTCAAAATATTCTGTAAAGATTTTGGTAATTTGTTTTGTTTGATATTTCGTGCACAATCCAATATTTCTTCGATTGTGCATGATTTTTCCAATATTTGTGGAAATAGTTTCACTAATGTTTTTTCACCTAAACCTTCAATACCATCAATATTATCTGACTTATCGCCAATGAATATTTTGGTAACTAAAATATTTTCGTGAGGTATTTCAACTTTATTGATTGATATATTATCTCCGTTTTTGAAATATTTTCTCGCTACAGGTGAATAGATGGTCACCCTTTGACTTATTAATTGAGTGAGGTCTTTATCACCTGAGAAGATTATAATCTCTTCATCGGTCGCAATTTGACTATAGTAAGCAATCAGGTCGTCAGCTTCATTGTTAATTATCTCAACCTGTCGAACAAAGACCTCCTCCAAATACATCTTGACTCTCCCTTTTTGTTGCAAGTAAGATTCGTATTTGTACTCATTCATGTCTCGTCTTCTATTTCCCTTGTATTGTGGGTATATGGATTTTCGTATCGATGAGTTTGAATCCCCATCCCAAAACACAATGACTTTGTCATGATTGTGTTCTTCTAAAAATTTTCTAATGGTGTTTATGAAATGATAAACACCTCCTATATGTGAACCGTCACTATAAAGGTCTTTTACCCCGTGAAACCCTATTTTAAATAAATTATCTCCGTCTATTAATAATGTCTTGCTCACATACCTTTTTTGAAGGTTACTAATCTTCTTTTTCTTCTGTCAGGGTGAAATCACCTTCAGCCCCTATAATGTCTTTCCAATAATCGGCATATTCTTTCTTATAAGTTTCAATAGACACTTTTTCTTCTGTAGAATCTTTACCCGCTAAAAATCCGTGTGGCGTAACAATTATTCTTCCATCATCATATCCGAGTCCATTGATATGATTTTTCATGACGGATACTTTGCTTCTCACAGCAAACTTAACGCTTCTTTTATCTTTAGTTGCGGTTATTTTGGTAGTTCCAGCACCTTTTTGATTTCCAAACAAAAATACAAGTGATGAGTTTAACCAAACTGACTCCCCACCCTTTGCTTTGATTTTAGGTTGTCCAAAAGGATTATCAGGTAGTTCAACCCAAGGTTGATTGATTATGATGAGTGTGTTCTCGTATTCGTTATCCGATTTTCTTGAACCTGATATTCTCTGATTTATTCCCATTCCTATTTTGTCAGAAAGGACAGATGCGTTGTGTTGTTTACCACCTTTTCCTTCGAATGTCATCTTACATGGTACAGAGCCAACCGAGTCCCATATGAAACACAAACTGTAATTCATCTCACCTTTTTCTTGCGCATCTAATAATTGATTGATGTAGTCTGTAATTTGTTCTATATAACTAAAGTTATTGTTGAACAAAAAGAACCCATCCCAATCCATTTCACCTGTCTCAGTATCCACAACCTCTTCACATTGAAATCCCATCATTTTGGCATGGTCAAAACTCCACTTTTGCTCTGTAATAATAAACACAGGTAGTATTTCTTTTTTTTGTGCGTCAACCGCAGCTTTGATAGCTGCTGTTGTTTTACCTGTATCTGAGTGCCCTAAAAACATATTTATATGTCCGATTGCGGGGCCAGGAAGTCCAACCGCATCCAAAAAATCTCCACCCAAATCTAAAAATCTTTGGGGTTTATATTTTGCAGAAGTCGAAAACTTCTTTTTTAAGTTACTAAAATCGTTTTTTTTGATTGCCATAATTAAAAGTCTAAGTCATAAGTAATAAAGTCATCCAATTCTTCGCTCGGGTGGTATTCTTTCCAATCACCATCATAATACATATAATACCCACCCCCATTCGAGTCCTCCCATTTTCTCAATCGATACTCTGTCCCTTCGTCATCAAGTATAGTAATTTCGTAAGTAGTAGATTCGTAAATTTTTTGTGGCTGGTGTTTTACAGTGAATGTCATATAAATAAAAAATA